GAAGGGTCTCGTGTTCCGCGATAGACTTCTTGTCCGTCCATCATCCAGGTATCCGCTACGACATCCAAATCATTTTCGGTGATGTCGGAGGAAATGTTCGTGTATAAGAACTCGGGGTGTAGCCGTGAAAACATTATTGAATCGTTAGTTTACGCAAATGAAACTGAAACGCAGACATCGTGACGACAGACCGTCTTGGTTGCTGAACGAGATAACTCGTGGCGTTTGCGTCGTCCCTCGGCCGCTTGAAGGGTGGTCGAACACTCGTCCATATCCTTTTGAATGTCGTCGTAATGCGTTTCAAGGTAATCTAGAATCTCGTCCTGAATCGCCCACTCGAAGAAACTCAATTGTCCTACGGTGGTGTTCAGCTCCATGAACTGAATGCGTTTCCAACGACAGAACGGGTCAAACATCTTTTTGCTATACGCTTTGAGATGGGCTTTATAGGCGAGATACACGATGACATGTCGTCCAGTCTTGGTGACAAAGGAAATGTTATGCTTCTTTGCATAATTGGTCACGAGCCAGTCAATGAGTCGTAAACTGATTTTAGACTCGCCCGAGAGAATGGTCTTCACCCGAGCGAGTACTTCGGGATTACTATAGAATCCCGCGAGTCGATGTAGGACGAGTTGGTCTTTGCTTTGAATCTCCATAGTGGGTTTAGTTGCGCTCATTGAAAATGCCTTTTATATATAATGTCGGCAATGTATCTTTCATCCGTAGGGGCAGACCTCAAGGAGATTGAACCTCATACACGTGAGCTAGGAAAAGCCGTAAACGAAATGCAGCAAAAACTTACGACTGAAGTACGAGTGTTGGAAGGGACTGAAATTGAATCGTACCTTGCAGTGAGACTGGCTCTTGAAAACGAACTTTCAACGACGAAGCTTACAGAAGAACAATGGAAGAGCGCCTTACTGAATGGTTGCTCGACAACCGACCCTACACCGGATTCAAGCGAAGACTCCGAGAGTTTATCGCGTTTTGCAGGACTCTTGAACCACGACTGCCGTTTCGTTTTCTTAAGCAACAGGTCTACACCCTCGCCGAACGACTCATGCTCGGGGAAGTCGGACGACTGTGGATGCGAGACCGGTGCTATGAACGTGTATTGCGAATGTATGGAGCGAACGACCAGCGGACAGAGGCCTGGCACGCCAAACGAAGTGAAATGATTACAGCTTCGGAAGTCTATGGAGTGTTTGGTTCTGAATCTGCACGACGAGAAGTGATGATGCGAAAGTTGGAACCCAAACCTCCTGGCGAAGGAAATGCGGTCCCTGCATTGTTATGGGGTACACGCTTCGAACCCGTTGCAAAGAAGATTTATGAAGAGCGAACCCAGTGCACGATTACCGATGTCTCGTGCGTCCAGCATCCACGTCATACATTTCTAGGTGCATCACCCGATGGATTGATTGTGCCGAAGAGCGATGACCCAAAACGCTATGGTCGACTGGTCGAGTTCAAATGTCCTATCAGTCGTGCAATGAAAGCGGAGATTCCACCTGGATACATTCACCAGATGCAGATGCAGATGGAATGCACGGGGATTGACGAGTGTGAGTATGTTGAGTTTCGATTCAAGCAAGTCAACTATTCAGAATGGGTTCGAAGTACCGAACAGAAAGGCATGTTTACAGTCTACGAAGATGGGAAGGTCGTCTACGACAAAGACATCTACGAGGATACGACACAAGTCATCTATTGGTTGTTGAGCTCCATCAAAGAGGACTTTGTACCCAAGGACCCAGAGTGGTTACCTAAACATTTGGAAGGGTTGACACAGTTCTGGAATGAAGTGTTGGAACACCGCAAACAGGGAACTCTACCACCTAAACCCGAAGAGAAGAAGATAATGAGTCTAGACATTTAGTTGCGTCACAATGTTCGTCCATAAGCAACGGGGTAAATCAACGATAGTGAGTACTTTATCTGCAATGAATTTGTCGATCAGAGATTGAGTGGCTTCATAGTCATCAAAGACAATCAATGCATTCTTTTTTGCTAAAGGTAATGAATGAACAAAATGAGACCGAACTGCTTCGTGTGTATGATCTGCATCAATATGGATAGCATCATATTCATCCGATGGTAAGGTCTTCAAGACTTCACTTGCATCTCCAAGATGGAAGGTGATACGATTTCCAAAGTGTTGATTCAAGTACTCAACTGCTTTGGGTGAATATCGTGCATCATTGTCGATGCATGTAATTCGTAGGGTCGGATTAGAGACCAGTAAAATCAACAGAGAGTGACCCAAATAGACTCCAATCTCTAATAGATGAGACGCCTTTTGTCCAACGTTAAAAAGAGCTTCCTGTTTTTTCAAGGTCTGGAGTTGATAGGAGTACTTCAAGCCGTCGAATAAGTAACTTCCCCACCCATGAATATGTTCGCGTCCAACTGCATCGTAGAGTTGAATGAAATGATGAAAGTGGTCATGTAGAACTCTTGCAGTAAGGCATTTCTTATGCCATTCAACTGCTTTCATTAATTCGACTTCTCCATAGAGGGGTAGGCTTGTAAAAATTGAATCATCATGTCCCGAAGGATAAATATCAAAGTACTCGTCCATCATAGCCCAGTAATTGACTTCCCATGAAAGTTTAGGAAGGTTTTCCCTGATAAGCATCATTTGACGACTGTATGCAAGCGGGATTAACGTACGATGTCCTACCCAAAATGTCCCAAACAATCTCCAGACAGGACGTATCCATACATCGGTTAAATCAACGATTTTGGAACCAGGGCTTACAATACGATCTGTGCGGAATGTACTTCTCTCAATTGTGTGGAGCATTTCTGTGACCCGGTACTCGTCCCGTACCATATGAAACGCTCCAAAGTCAATCCATGCTAGATAGGGTGTCTCTGTATATGCAAGTGCTTCATTCATAATCCGAAACTTGTTCAATTGAATACACATGTACTGTGCGTTATCTTTCACGGGATGCATCTGGCTAGGCAGTATAGGTGTTTCAGGTAGGAACGATGTATCGAGATCGATGGGTATCACTCGAACATTGGATGGGAAAACCTTATCTGTATAGGTTGTATCCAAAAAGAGAAGAATGGAGACACCTGTCGCTGCAAGTCGATCAAATAAGTCGAAATAGCTTGTCTCACTGCGATAGGAAGTAGCAGGTTTGAAAAAGGCGGTCACAAAGGTAGTCGTTTTCATTGTATATAGTGTTTACACACACTCAAACAAGTAAACGCAAATGTATTACCTTCGTGAAAACTCTCTTACTACAGAAGACCCAGTATTCTACACGTTACGAAAGGATTGTATGGTGTTTCCAGAAGATTTAGTGGTTGCACGAGACTTTGCGCTTCGGGGAAACTATGAACAATCCATCATCGAATGGGCAGCTACCTTGATGGACCCTTGTAAAGTCTTTGTGGATATAGGCGCACATGTTGGAACCTATTCAATGTACTTGGCGAACTTCAGTTCAGGTGTCGTAAGTTTTGAGTGTTGCCCTAAAACGTTCAACTACCTTTGTACCAACATTGCGTTACAAGAACTTGATTACAAAGTTATACCTCATCGAACTGCACTGGGTAATGAAAAGGGTAGCATTCCATACTACATGCATTCTCCAAAGGATGGAGGGGGGAATAGTTGCATGCCCTTTATGGGTCGTTCGTCTCCCATCATTCAAGTTCCGATTACAACGTTGGACTCATTCCAGCTTGATAACATTGGTCTTATCAAGATGGATGTAGAAGGGTTTGAAAAGAATGTTCTTGAAGGTGGACTTGAAACTCTTAAGCGTAATGGATATCCCAAGATCCTCTTTGAATCATGGCGTGAGTCACGAGACCAGGAGGGTATTCCTGCAACACAGTTACGTAAAGAGTTATTTGACTATATTCGTTCGATTGGATACCGGATTATTCCGGTCAATGGATGGGACGAGATGTTCATTGCCGAACGAAACACTGACACCACTTCGACCTAGGACTTGCAAACTTCCGATTCCATTCGTCAATCGTGTATTGACTGCCCATACTCATATTACATCGACCACAAATCGGAACTAGATTGTCGACTGTAGTCTTACCGCCTTTGCTTTCTGGAATGTTATGTCCACATTGGAAATCAAAGACATTGATTCGGTTCGTGCACCACGTCACTTTACATTTGCTATCAAAACGCTGACCAATTTGTTGAACCCAGACTTGTTCTCGTAAGGCTTTTGGAATCGTTGCCTTACGAGGACTCTTTTTAAAGACATCCGACACTCTCGCATGAAACACCATACTTTCTTATGCGACATACGATGTATATTGGTTCACTCGGAAAGGTGTCTCAATTCCGTGAATGGATTCATGCTGAACGGGTATGGGGTTTACGTGATTCGTCTGTTGGGTATAGGATGAATCTTCAACTGCAAGCGTACGTGCAATTTGGGTTCGGTCCAAGAACTCGGGTTGGAATCGTTCGGTTGTTTTCATCAATACGAGCACAGCCACTAGAAACGCAGCCGCCAGTAAAAGCCACTTCGTCATTATCCTTCTTCACGAAAAAACGAACAGCTTTCTGTCTAGATGAAAGGATAAGTATGGACGAAGACAAAGCACTTGAAACCTTGCGAACAATGCTAGGACGCCGTGGTTTGGATACAAAGACCGAACGAGTGGTTACGGATGGAATTGAGAATGTGAACTTATATACCCTTGGAAACCAACTGGTCGTGTTCAGTCAAAAGGCCAAAGGTATGGTGGAGCGTGATGTAAACAAAATTGTGGACTTTGCGGATGGAAACGACTATACCCATGGCATCATCATTGTAGCCTTGGTGCCTCCTTCCGAGAACGTACTGAAAATCATCAAGCAGATGACCAAGACTCGTCTGATTCAGTTCTTCCACAAACGACAGCTTCTGTTTGATATTACGACCCACCGTGCTGCGATGCCTCACCGCATTCTCAAAGAGGAAGAGAAGACCGAAGTGTTCAAGACCTACAACATCAATACACCGGACCAGCAACTCCCGTGGATTGACTCACAAGACCCGATGGTGAAATGGATTGGAGCACGACCCGGTGATGTGATTGAAGTCAATCGACACAGTGATGTTGCGGGCGCACAATTATACTATCGTTACTGTGTTCCAGATGTAAATATTGCGTAAGGACAATGGATACTTTAAAGGCAAAGTACACAACCCAACTCGCTGAATACGATACACTCTCGTCACGGGCGATTCAAACGAACGATACAAGCAAGATTCCTAAACTCCGCGAGTTGAACATTGCGATTGCCGCAACACTCAACGAGATGATTGAGAAGCTCACTTTTTTGAAACAGAACACACCCGATATCAAACAAGAACGAGACAAGTTCATTCAAAAACTAGGACAGATTCAACGAGACTACAATGGTTTGATCGAAGCCACCGACACACTTGAAACCTTGCGTCGTATTCGCCAGCAGGCAAGTCACGATGCAGATTCACAACTTCAACTGTATTTATTGTTCTTTTTGCTACTTGCACTCTGCATTGTGTTCTATATCCTGTTTATGGCTCAAAGGAAGGACACTACAGCTGCAAGCGCAAGAACCCCGCCAATGATGGCGGCTTTGGTATAGTATATTGAATCATCGCGAACCACTTCTTCCTTGGTTTTTAGTTCACCTTCATAGAGGTCGTTTAACTTGGGACCTTGTTTACGTGCATCTGCAATCTCCTTCTGAAACTTGGTAAGTTCAGGGTTGGTCTTTTCATAATTCTTCGCAAACTGGTCGATGAAGTTGGAATCACTTTGAATGGTTTGCTGTAGGGTTTTGATGTAATCGTTCAGCCATTTTTCGGCTACTTCAGCTTGTTGTTTATAAGTGGACTGTCCAGTCACCTTATATTCCAACAAACTCAGTTTGTACCGTGTCAATACACTTTCAAACTCGGTCGTCATTATCTTGTTTGTTAGTAAACAAAATGCCCGTCAGTTCTTTCCTTGAACTTAACACACCTCGTCATGTCCGACTAACGACCGATGCGTCGGAACACACTCGATACCTTCGTATGGCGGCTACCGTTGCACCGTACATCCGTAACGGTGTTGCCGCTGCTCCTAGACTTGGATGGAAATCCAATGAAGTTTCAACTTCGGCTCGTATCGCGACTCCGCTGTACGGAATCCTCAACGGTTTTCTCCCGAACCGTAATTAAAGGAGATGGGTCAATCATTATCCTGTCCGCCTGGGTTTGAAAAGGGTGCGTTGTTCACATGTCATGCATCGTGTCCAGCCAAGTTTAAGTATGCTCAAGAGAGCGGTGGTGGAACCGGACCACCCGTTTCAAAGTGTGTACACTCGGTCTACAATCAGTTTTTCTTTACCTTAAATTCATTACCTCAACTGGAAGCTACCGATACGATACCGTCCACGTATGTAACTGAAAAAGAACGGGTTGAAACCGAAGTCATGCGAGTCGAAAAAGAAGTTGAAGACATTGGTGTACTCGGTCAAGTCAGTAGGCAACGAACCAAGTATGTAGACGAGTATTCACGTATTCAATCCAATTATTCGGACTTTAAAGACTCGAACGCTGCAACTGAAAAGCTCAAAGAAATCAACGACAGTCTAAAACCGATGCGAGTTCCAACGGCTCCGTCATCAGACCTTGAAAAGGAGCGTAAAGCCATTCTATCCATCGAATCTCGTGATCTCTTTTTCGTTCAATTTTCACTCTTCCTCTTGGTATTGGTCTTTCTATCCTATCTTACACTTCCTACGGACACTGCACATATTTTAGCGTTTTTGCTATTGTCTGTGGGTGTCTCCATTGGTTTCTTTCTAACAAGATGAGTAATGGGACTCGTACAGTCAACCACGGGTGGGCAACCTACAGTGGAAATGCCCAAATGTCCAACCCCTTTTGAAAGTGCAGGCAATCTGTCGTGTGTGATGTCATGCCCGACCGAGCGAGGTTACGAACGACGAGCTGTGAATGGAGGGTTTCAATGTGTCTACAAGAGTGACCCAAGTTACTCAACAACCTTGAATACAATCTCTGCAGTCATGTTTCAAGGAACTACACTCCAACAACTTCAAACTACAAATCCAACTGCGTATAGCGAGTTTCTCAAGGAACAAGACCGATTCGCCAATGAACTTGTCATCATGGACGGAAAGATTAGCAAGGATGTGAAACTTCGAGATGCATTCAAGAAACTCCAAGACGCAGAAAATGTACGAGATCAAGTACCCGATGCGTATCAACAAGCTCGATCTGCGTATTACATACTCAAAGATGGAGACAAGTGGAAAGAAACTGAAAAGGAACGTCTACTGAAAGCTGAAGTCAATCCGATCGTTCAAAAGTTGGTAGACACGAAAAACAATGCATTGCGCCAGTACGAAAGTCAACGAAAGACCGTCGATGTAGTCAATGGATTGAAAGATAAAGTGTTATCACTCAAAGATGAAGTGAAGTATGCAGCGGATACCTTCAAGGATCAGATTCACAAAGTCGAGAACGCCATTCAATTAGAACGCAAGACCCGGTCCAAGAAGCCTGACCCAACCATTTGGGATTGGCTGGATTCAATCCTGAACATCCTGATTGTAGCATCACTTTTGTATGTCCTGTACAGCATGTATCAGAAGTATGTACAACGTTCGCGGTTAAGCTCGTATGGAACTATCTACTAGAACAGCAATGGAAATCACAGACCCTCGAACTGTCCTAGACTTTCAAAAAACCACCTTTTGTGGTCATATCCGTTCGCATGTTACGAAGGTGCTCCTTCAGAACATTCAACTCGGTCACGCAGATTATGCATGTTATTGGTCCTTGGAACTTGTGTGTTCGGGACTCGTCCATACATTGTGGATGGCGCTGTTTGAAGGTGCAGCCCTTCATGTGAATCGGGCTCAACCTGCAATCTTCTTGTATTTGGCGAAAGCGTATGAAAACTATGCACCGATCGAATCCAAGTATTCATTACGAGACATGACCGCCATTCGTAACAACATTGAAGTGCGTGAACTCATCTGCAAAGCCGCTGCAACCATTTCGTTCTGTCGCAAGAACAAGCTCCCTACCTTACCGACCATCAAACCTCAACATGATTTCGACCCAGTGACGATTCAAGAGTCCTTGAAAGCACCGTCGACTTTATACGGCAAACTGGTGTTGCGTCGTGATGATCCATTACCCATTGCAGTGCCTATGAACGAGTTCGT